GGTATTATATCTTCAATTCCTTCTTTGGTAGAAACTACTAGGGCTTTACATTCTTCTCTCGACAATTCATCAATATCACCCCAATCATATATTGTATTTATATCAATTCTATTGCCAAACGGTAAAATTCTGGATAGATTACGCGATGTAAATCTGAAATTTTTCAATGTTGATTTTGATTTTGATTTTGATTTTGATTTTGAGTTTGATTTTGATTTTGATAGTAATCGTTTTGTTGTAGTCATTTTTGTTGTACTCATTTTTGTTGTACTTCTAATATATAGTATAAACACATAAAATTGAAAATAAATATAAATATAAACCACTATTTATATTTATTATACCTAATCAACAATATGACTGATAACACAAAAGATAATTGGTACGATTCAAGTGAGAGTGAAAGCGACGAAATTATTGACGCAGTTCCAATTTCTCCGCAAATTATTGACGAAAATGACGACGGTAGTAATGGTGACCCTCAAGTAGGGTCTAAAAAACAGCACAATGCCGATGCTGCTGCCAATGAAGATTGGGAAGAATATCATGGGACTGCAGTTTGTCAGCTATGTGGAAAGGCTAATGAAGACCGCATTATTCTATCTCATTCAAGAAAAGTAATTTGTTTTAATGATTGCACCAATGTGCTAGGTGGCGGTGAAGACGACTACGATGATGATGATTATGAAGATGAACTTGATCAATATGATAAGAAATTAGGCCGATATGTGGCATTCAGATAATACATAATACATAAATTTATAATATAAAAAGAAAAGAGGTGGGTTTACTATATATTTATTTTTTTCATAACATATAGTAAAATGTATACAGCTTACATAACTGATAATCGTAACAATAATGGTAATAATAGTAATAATATTATTAATCAAATAAAAAGGAGACCAGAAAAAGAAAAAATTTATGTAACTTGGAATAAAGAAAAAAATAGCTGGGGGAATGAATATAAAAATAATTATCCGCAATGTCCTTCTTCGCCTCCACCACAGTTGCCATTACCGCCCCTACCACCGCCACCATTGCCGCCTCCACCGAAAATGCCCTTGCCGCCACCACCATTGCCGCCTCCACCGAAAATGCCCTTGCCGCCACCACCATTGCCGCCTCCGAGGCCTATCCCCCCACCAATTAACAGGGATAATAAACCATCTCATTTGTATGTTAATATTGTCATCAACGACGAGGCTATTTGATTTAAGATTTAATAAAAAAGTTATCTACTTCCCAAACTGGACTTGAACCAGCAACCTTTCGGTTAACAGCCGAACGCGCTAACCAATTGCGCCATTGAGAATTCTTTTTTTATTAAAAAGTGATAATGGATGAGGATATTATTATATACCCCTCTCCATTCATATATATTGAGGATTCTTTAAATACTTTTATGGTGTGTTTTTATTTTTATTATTATTTATATTATATTATATTTGTAAAAAAGAATTTAAATAAACATCACTTAATATAGTATACACCGTGGGGGTGTATATCACCACACAAAATATATAATAAATAGCCCCAATGGTGAAATGGTATCATGGCACTTTTCCAAAGTGTTGGCGGCGGTTCGATTCCGCCTTGGGGCATTACGAGCTATAATTTGGATTGGCTGAATTAGCTCAGTTGGCAGAGCGTTGGTCTTATAAGCAGACACTATCGTGACTTTATTGCAAAGTACGCCAAATGTCATGGGTTCGAGCCCCATATTCAGCATAAAATTATACACTCGTATATTTTTATGTTTTTAGATACATTTTGTAGACATTATAAAAACTTATTTTATGTATATGATTTTATTTTATGTATATGATTTTATTTATATATATAAAATACAAAGAGAATGAATCATACAATACTCACCGACCAAGACCTTATCAGGAATAAAAATTATTATAGTATTAAAGAAATGGAATCCAGTGTAGATAATTTAAGTGTGAAATACTTATTAAATTATCAAATATTAAATGCAGAATTTTGCGCAAAATATATTTTAAATGATTACTGTGCAACCTGTAAAGAAGATACTTATATTTGTACTGATGATGTCTTGCGTAAACAACCCCATTTGAATCGAGAAGAATTAAATGCCGCATGTATACTATTTAATCTTTGGTAAAGCAGATAAAATAGTATATTATATTAACAACTAAATACAAATGGATGAATTTAAACGAGACGGCGATTTGTATAAAAATAAAAACTTTTATTCAATTGACTATCTGAAAGAAAATATTAAGGAATTTTCATTATGGGCCATATTGCATACACAAACACTTACCCCTGATTTTTGTGTAGAATATTTATTAGTTCCAGATAATAAATACGCAAAAGATGAAGAGGATGAAGAAATTTATATAAATAATGTTTTATATTGGCAACACCATATTACGAAAGAAGAATTATTACACTGTGAATATATGAAAAAATATAAACAACTACAAATTCAACAATGAATATATGTAATACTATAACATTTGTAACCTTATTTTCTTCGTCATTTTTGCCTCATCTAAAAAGAGATGCGCCGAAAAAGCAACACTTGTATAATTTTTTATATTTCTGCGACTTAATATTGTTGTCAGCATTTTATTTTGAGGAATATACACCATATATTTATACAATGTATCGGCTTTTACATTATCATTTTTAATAGTCTGATTAAACACTATTCCTGTATAAAATAATTCTTTATTATTATTGTATTCATTTAACAAATGAATCTCATTTTGCAATTTACGAATTGCTTTACTCTTAGCATTAATTTCAGTAATACTCTTTGTCGTTTGTTCTATGAAAAGTATTGCATCATTCGACCATTCGAATTTATCTCTCAACAATTCCATCATATTTACAATGTCAACTATGCGGCGTATCGGCGATGTAATGTGTAAATAACTATCTAATCCACCGGCGATTAGTTCATGTGGTTTTAAATTATCATATAAACAATATTCGCTTGATACATTTTGCAATATCATTTTTAATTCCGCTGGGATATTATTATATTCACTTATGGATTCTTTTTTTATAGCAGATCTGAAAATACCAGTTTTTTTTCTTTTCAAAATTTTTGCCGATTCACGATTCATTAGTATCATACAATATTCTATTATGTCATGGCTTGTTTGTATAGATGATATATATTTACATTCAGTATTACTGTTTAATTCTGATATTATATTTTTAATACTTTTATAATAGTCAGACGCAATTAATTTTGGTGAGTCGTATACATAATTTTCGTTCACATTAATAATGACATTTCCGTAATTTATAGACTGAATTGAATTATCTTTTATATGTAAATCCATAACGAATGCTAGTCGGTCTTCCTGTTGGCGTAAGCTACACACATTGTCAGAAAGAACTATCGGTAGCATCGGCAATTTTCTATCAGGCAAATAAATTGTTGAAACCCGCCTTGTTATATAAGACCACAGGTTTAAATATTCTAGCATCATCGGTACATTTGCTATATAGATACTTAAAACTATCGTTTTTTCATCGGGTATTTTTCTAATACTTATTGCATCATCAATGTCAGTGCAACCGGCAGGGTCTATAGATATAATATTGTATACTTGCGAACGACGGTCTTCAATATGATTGTTATTATAATAATAAGGTATAGGACCAAGTGTATTTTCCCTCAATTTCCTTATACTTGCCGCGTTTAATGTTTTGATACTGTCGCCGATTTCTTTTGCTGCTATTCGGTATGCAGTATAAGCATCAATATCATCTACAATGCCGAAGGTGTTAGTTATTGTCCCAATCGGATGTTTTGATATCCATTCTTTAATTTCAAAACTAATATACTTGTCTGATTTTATTTTTGAAAAGCCAATATTTTTTTCTTGATAAGGTACTAGGAAACACGGTAGATGTTCATCGTCTGGTACGCATTTATATAACAATTTGTTATTCTCTCTGCCATAACTTTTTTCGCTGGTTAATAATACACCGCAAATGTCTTTCTTTGTCCGATAACGAGAGATATCACTTATTAATTTACCATTTTCATCGAGACAATCGCCGTGAAACAATTTTTCTGAAAGCGGTGAAATAGCTAATGAGGTAAATGTTTCTGGTAGTCTCGCCGCTGGCAAGTGATTTTCTTGGTCGTTTTTATTTACAAAATCCCAACCAGTATAATCACGATTCGCAACATGCAAGATAAACATAGAACTATTATATATTATAGTGTTATAATGTTATTTTAATATATTTATTTCAATTTTCATGAATATAAAATTAACAATTCTTATCAATAAGCACTGCCTTGGCAATTTTTTTCATAATTTTATTTTCGCTATCCACAAAGGATTCTTTTCCGCCCATAGCTTGCCCCATAATTTGGATATAAGTATCATTCAGCGGATGCGATGTATTCATGCAGGCCGGGTGATATTGACTCCAAGGAATCAACATGTCACCGTTTTTTTTTGTCACATATTTAATTGCTTTTCGCAATTTGTCATAAGTACTATTCTCCTTTTCCCAAATGTTATCATCTTTTACATACATAATCTCTCGTTTTGCATCACTACAGTGAATTGGTCTTTTATATATATCTAACTCATTCAGTTTCCGAATGATAATATTACTAATGCCTTCTACATAACCAAGTTTCCCCACATCTTCTAAATCTGAAAATTCTAGTTTCATTGAATTAACAAAGTCCATTATATTCATAGCATCTTTACATTTTTCGTTCAGAAAAAATTGCATATTGAATGTTTTATTATATGAATTTACTGTATTGTTATTATTGTTATTAATTGACGATGTTGTAGTTTTACATACTTCCATCATTTGTTTTTGTAAATCAGTATTACTTTTAATCAGTTCAATAACTATATTTGAGAGATTTGATATATTTGTCTCATCTGAAGCAATTGTTGTTATTTCTGTATTATGTGATTCTGTATTATGTGATTCTGTATTTTCCTTTACAGTACATTTTTGTTCATGATACCATAAACTATTACGCGCTTTATATTCTTTACTGCATAATTTGCAGGCATACATCTCAAGGGGACATTTTTGTTCTATTTTCCCCATTTTTGTTCTATTATTATGTTTTGCAGTCGCGCAATGTTTTGTATAATCTTTTTTGTTATTTGTTTTGATGCCACAAGTATCGCAACAAAAACGATAGGGATTTTTTGGGGATATTTTGTTCATAATGTTCTATATATTATAGAACATAAAAATCCCCTAAATACTTTCTATAAATTATTAAAATTTTATCGTAACAATATTTTTCATAAAAAAACTGAAATGAGAGCATTATGGTCACAAGCCAAAAATCCAAGGTTTTTTACAGACCGATGCGGCCCTTTTCAAAAATGGACATTTATAAATGTCCAAAATCGATTTGTGAAGATCAAACCTAGAAAAATCCATGGATTCTTGGATTCTTGGATTTTCATATATATTTATTTAATAAATTTAAAATATATATATGAAAATATTAAACCATATAATAGGTAGCCTTAGTAGTAAGGGCGAACAAAATACCACCCCATAAGGTATCCAGCGCAACCGCCTTGATATTCCATTTATCCAGAATTGCATAATTGGTGAATTCATATACACCATAAATTACTATACCAAGTAAAAACGCATCCGCAATTGATTTTTTCTTACCAATTATAAAATAATTGAGACCAACGATTAATAATATATAACACATAATAGCGCCAGTAGTTTTAAAATTTATGGTTCTTCCTTGAATAGAACGAACCAAATTATTGAAAAAATTACTAAACGATGAGAGATAAATATAATCCAAAAAAAGCATAACAATAGCGGAAATAAGTATTGGTTTTATTTTCATAGAATTCATTATTTTCATTATATACATAACTATATAATAAAAAAGATTAGAATGTTAAAGAAGCAGGATGTATTTTTGACGCATCAAATACTATACGATTTTTCTTTTTCTTACGGGATTTATTGGTGTTTTTACGGGGGTTTTTGATATTTTTATTAGATTTTTTATATGTTATTGGGATAATATGTATATAAGTATAAGATATATATATTATATTAATATATAATAAATAAAATAAGAG